CGGTTAGGCTTCCGTCTTCATTCTGATAACGTCTTACGCCCCACTTCTGGCCTTTGATGCCGTGATGGATTAAATATAAATTTTTCATTAAATCGCTTCCTTATAGATTGTCTATATAATCGTTATACTTTTTATAGTTAGACGCGGTTTTAATGGTCGCAGCAGGCATACCAGCGAGAAGATACCATCCTGTCACGCCGCTATTAGCTATAAATTCGTTTGCTTTCTTAAGAGTCATTCCGTTTATCTTATCTTGTCTAAACTTGTTAAAATTTTCATATCCATATTTATCAAAGTACTCCTTAATTTGTCGCTGATACTTTTCAGAAAAATACTTGGATTTATCTTCAGCTTTCTTCGACTGTTCTGACAATCTTTTTGATTCGGACGCAGCCTCTTCGTATTTCCTATCCTTTCCAACTTTTCTATTGCGCTTCATGGCTTTAGTTTGCTCACGATAACTTTTATCTTTTGAAAGCATTGACGCGGCTTTGGCATACTTAGCTTCGTTGTACGTATCTTCGATTATTTTTCTGTCAGCTTTTTTATTAACGCCGGTAAGTTCAGAAGTAGAATTCGCATACCGTTCTTTTCCGGCCGGAGTAAGTGTACCGTCTTCGTATTGGTAATTTCTCACACCCCACTTCTGCCCTTTAATGCCGTGATGTTCAAGCGTGTCTTCATTTTCATTTCGGATTACAATATACTTGGTGCTATTCATTTTTTCTTTTACTCCTTAACAATATTATTTTAATTTTACAATTTAGAAGCTATAAAATCTCTCAATTGATACTGATCTTTGGTAAAAGTCCCAAAAGCAGTTTCAATCGGTTTATATCGAATAGAGTTAAACGCAGACAAATACGTTTTAGCTAAAGCTTGCTTCGTTGACAAATCAAATTTTGAATCATCCATTAAATCGTTAATCTTTGTTTTTCCGAACATATCTATATAGTCATTTCGTTTTTTATTAAAATCATCATATCTTTTAGTTGAATTAAACTTGATGACCGCATTTGCAAAGTCGGAATTATTAGCTCTGTCTACTCGATTGCTTACAATATCTCTTAGTCCTATAAGATGCTGAGGAATATCAAATTTAGTTGCAATTTCAGCCCTCTTTTTAATGCCTTTCTGACCCATGTCTGATACAACAGACAACGCTTTTGCATGGCGGGCTTTCTTATAACTAAGTCTAAGATCTTGTTCTAATTGTTTACGTTTCTTCTTTCCTAGGGCAGTTAAAGATCCGTCTTTATTTTGATATCTTCTAACACCCCATTTCTGACCTTCGATACCGTGATGCGATAGCTCTTTTTTAGGAATGTATTTAGAAAACCGATTTTCTTCGCCAACTGTGAAATCGTCAAAAGTCAAACCATATTCTTTCATCCGATTAATGATAGCTTCGGCGAGTTCTTCTTCTTGTTCTTTAGAAGTGGCATAATTAAAGAATTTGATTGCCGATCGAACATGCTCCGCATCCGGCATCGGGAACTTTTTCAAAGAAGGAAGGCCGTATTTCTTGTCCGAATCGTCTTCTCGATGAACTAAAATAAGAGAGCTTGATTCATCCCGTAACCCGGTATAAATTCTAACTTTATCGTTCATTTTGAATTACCTACAAATAATAAGCTTTTTAGTAAATGATGTTGAGTGTCTCTCTGTTCTACGGAACTGGATAACTGTATTCTTTACACCACTTACTCAAAAGCTTCTCTGTTGTGCTTATACGCTACAAAGGCGTCCATCATCGCCGCCACTGGGTCGATCTTCTGCTCTCGTTTCTTCTTATAGAGCTTGCGATTTCCATTATTGTCTACAGATGTAACCGCATTGCCCATTGCAAAACTCATCAAAGTTTCATCGAACAAAAGCATTCTATCTTCTGCCAGGTTCTTCAATTCTCCTAACGGAACGGATTCTGTCTGAACGCCCTGACGAACTTTTTCTATACCATATGGACCGTTCTCTCTGGACCATCGTTCTACAAAGTCTTTGGCGTTGTAAGGATCGTATCCAAAACACCTAATGTCGTAGCGACATTCTTCAATATGTGCGTCGAGATCGTCGTATACCTCGTTCATGTCAATTATGGATCCTTCAATAACTATTAAACTTCCTTCGTTCATAAATTCGTCATATTTCATACGTAAAGCAGGAGGAAGTTTTCTAAGTGTTAAAGAAGAAATGTAATTTCTTGTCTTAATACCGAAGTAGCCGTTATTGAGCGGAAACATGAAAACAAACGCGCAAAAGTCATCACCCATTGACAAGTCTGCTCCCAACGAACAAGGCATATCCCAATAAGTACGTTTTCTATGACATAGAGTTTCTTCATATGTAAAGAAATACGTGAAACCTTCCATCGGAATGTTGAAACGTTTTGCTAAAATATCGTTTCGTGCAGAAGGAACTTTTTCTGCTCTTTCTACTTCAAGCTGGTAAGTTTCGTATGTCGCCGTTTTTCCTAAGTTCGGATTGGCTTTGATCCACATTGACGGATCGTTTACTTCGTCAATGCTATCGAGTTTGTAATACCAGATTGAGACGTGAGGGTTATAATACTCACCGTTCAGAATATCAACAAGCTCTTTCTTGATTTCATCTCCACTGCCGTTTCTAACTGTTCCCTCGGATGAAGTAGCAATGATCAGATAATCGTCATTCTTAGAAGCACCCTGCTCTATTGCACCTATTACGTCTTCTCGAATATCACCGGAAAGCCATTCGTCAACAGACGCAACTTTGCATCTTAAACCCTGAAGTTTGTTAATGCTCATCGGTCTAACTTCAAGTAGAGAACCGGTAAGAAAGTTTTCTATTCCTTTTTTAGTCGAAGCCAATTTAACTCTGGCAGCTTTGGAACCTGTAGTATTCTGCAACGATCCCTCCGTTAAAAATTTAAACAGCGGGCCTCTAGATCTGGTTATCGCTGTTTTTAACGGAGACATAGTTTCTTCTGATTGTTTCATCGTCGGAGATGTGACGATTTGATGTGTTGTAGAAGTGTCTACATTCAAGAAATATCCTTGTATGCAAGATGCATATATAGATTTAGCTCCATTTCTGGCTATGATCAGAAACTGTTTATTTACAAGACGCTTTTTAATATACTTGGTGATATACTTACCGTCGTGTCCGGTTTCATCCGGTTCCCATACGCTTCTTTCTACAAAGTAATACCATCCAAATATCTGTTCTGCCCATAACTTAAACGTGTCAAGAAGTTTAAGGTCTGAGCCGTCCGTTAAAACTAATTCATTATTACAATAGGCTATAAAGCCGTTAACAGCTTCATCGTCGTAATAAATGTTCTCATTCTCTATTAAAGCGTCTATGCGATTCATCTCTTGCGAGATTTCTTTGCATACAGGTATATCACCTCTTAATACAGCGTCTCTGAATTTTCCGTAATAAATCGGAACTGCTGTATTAGATAACATTATTTGCCTTTCTATATATTAGTCTGGAAAATATTTTTATACTCTTCTTCTACTCTCTTCATTAGAAGCACCCTGCTCTATTACGTCTTCTCGAATATCACCGTAAAGCCATTCATCAACAGGCGCGAATTTACATCTTAAACCCCGAGGTTTGTTAATACTCATAGGTCTAACTTCAAGTAGAGAACCTTCCGCTAAAAATTTAAACAGCGGGCCTCTAGATCTGGTTATCGCTGTTTTTAACGGAGACATAGTTTCTTCTGATTGTTTCATCGTCGTTTGTCTTTCTTATTTATCTTGTCGCTTCTCGAATGTCTTGCTGGTTTCTTCTTTCAAGCATTGGAACGGCTATAGATTCCCATGCGTCTTCCAATCTGAGCTCGGTGTTTTTCTTATTCAAATAATTAAGAACGTCAGAATAAACATTTTTATTGCCTTTTTGGGAATCAGATTTGGAAGTATTTCCTCCTGAAGACATTTTCTTAATTTCAGAAGCAATATTAGAAATAGATTTGGATACATCATTAGAACCTTTAGATGATCCGGAACTATTTTTGTCAGAGCCTTTGTTGTCTTTATTAAGCAAAGAAGTAATGTCGGAAAGAGATTTGGAAATGTCTTTTAATTCTTTAGATGATCCGGAATCGTTTTTATCTTTCTTATCGTCTTTGTTGCTATCTTTGTTAGCTTCTGGCTTGTCGTCTTTCGTTGCTTTTCCTAATGCAGAAACAAGCATGTCTGAAAAACTCTTGCCTGTAACTACTTTTAAAATACTGTTACTATTTACAAGTATTGTATTAGCGTTCTTCGACACATCGGCTGCTTTTTGTAAAAACGATTTGCCGCGACTTGCATTTAGAGCGTTAATATAATCGTTTTCAAGTCTCAGCCTCTGAGTCACTTTTCGCAGCTCATCGTCAGACATTTCACTAACACTTTTATTTCTTACCAATGAACGAGAATTACCAGAAACTTCTCCGGTATTTGCTTTTCTTTCAGCAGAAGAAAGATCGCTTTCATCCAGAGGATAAGGAGGACCATTCTGAACGCCCCATTTTTGGCCTTTAATTCCATGGTGGACTAAAACTCCAGATGGAGAGGTTCGCACAATTACATATCTAGTGTCCATTTTGAATTTCCTTTCGCGAGACTTAATTCTGTTTTGCGGAATCATTATCCGTTTCGATGGCTACGGTCATCCTCCACTCGAGTTCTTTAATCTGATCCTGTATCGAGTTAACCAAAAACGAATTCTGCGGTGGATCAAACTGTAATCGTACTTTTAAATACACATAAGACTGAACCATGTTAAGAAACTTTAAATCTCCTATTAGATCGCCCCAAGTTTCGTATTCTCCGGTTATCGCAAATCCAGTTTCAGAATTTAATGTCTCTAAACCAATCTGATACAAAGTCGAAATTGCAGAATTGATAGCGGTTATTAAATCAAGATCAAACTCGTCCGACTCGACGTCGCCGCCGATCATTTTTTTAATAGTTTTTAAAATACTCATTTCCTGGTTCATTTGCTTTTACCTCGTTTTTTTCCATGGGCATGTATCATTTGGAGATCTTGAATAGGATATTGGAATTTGCTCTGCATCTCCGTAGTGAATCAGGTTATGTGTCCATCTTGACACTGTTATCAAATTGCTAGGGTTTAATAACAGATCTGTACCGGTTGTAAAGTCGTCTACAGACAACGGATTGATGTGATGGATTATTACGCTGTTCGGATCAGGAAGATCATAGCCTTCTAATCCGAGATCACAGCCGTTATCCCGAAGGAATATCTTCTTGCGTAGCTCTTTCCATTCTCTTGATCTGTAGAATTGCTGGTTCAGGTATCGATCAAAGCCAAACGTGTCTTCTCCAACTCTGCCAAATATCCTTAGATAGGCAAGACGATCGTTGTAATTGTCGAGCCGTATTAATTCCTCATAAGATCTTAATTTGTTAGTCGCCATCTTTGCTTTCACCTTTGTAAATCTGCATCGCTTTGATAGCTTCAGAATATAGTTCTTCCATTTTCTGAGCAGATTCTAATGCGTCTATTTTAGCTTGCATAAGCTCGATCTCCTTGGTAAGACGCTCTACTTCTTTGCGCTCTTTCATGGATCCGAGCTTTAAGTAGTGAGTAACTATCTGAGCGGGAGGGTTATCGCTCATTAATATCTCTTCTGCTCGATCCATAGCCAATCCTATCATCTGTTCTTCCCTGGATTCTGGCGTTAAAGCTCTTCTTTCTTTTAAAACTTGCCGATCCGGAGCTCTTGTGGTTGCTTTTTTCATAACTTTCTATTGATTCTCCTCTTACTTTTAATCTAGTATCTATGACTTTTACCGCACTTTATGTATAGTTCTATTACATTTTCCATGAGCAGAAGAGTTTTGTGCAGCGCGGGTGCCGGATGGCAGGTATCCATTGTATTTAGAGGAGGTCTCTTGTAACATGAAAAAGAAAATTCTGCCCATGGAAAATATAATAGAGCTGTCAAAAATATCCCTCCGGAGAAATTTTGAAG